TTGCATCACCAAACGTCAAAGAAGTTCCACCTACCCAAGCAGTACCAACTTTTAGGTATACGTTCTTGATAATAGAGCCAGCAGGAATGCTAACTTTAGCACCACTTGCACCAGAAGTACTCTGATAAGTGATGTTCAGTTGGGCACTCTTGTCGTTGCCATCAACTTCGTTGACACCAGCGTCATTACGCTCAGGGAAATTATTACCAAAACCGACAACCAAACCATCGGAGTTAGTCCATGTAGAAGCACGAGTCATTTTATAGTCCTTTCAATATCAGATTGTGTTCTTGGTGATAACAGATACCAAGCACTCAGGACGATAGAGTTTCAAACCAAAACGTGCGTTCATAACGTATTCGTCACGNCGCAAATCTTTGTTACGCTCATATTCTACACGAGGCATTTGGCGATAAGCACCAACAAACGGAGTCAAGTCACCACCAACAGACATGAACATGTTCACGGTTGGAGTAGCAGGTACGGTAACACCACCCAAAGTAGATGATGCAGCTTCTGTAGCAGCAGGTAAGAAGTTAGATACGTACACATCAAAACCGAAGATGTTACGGATAAAACGCATACCAGTTACTTCATTAACAAAACCACCTTGAACAATACCTTCAAAAGCAGGGTTGTTAGTAAATGCTTGAGCACCTACCAAAGTGTTAAACACATACTCTTGAGATGGGTCAATGATCGCTACACGAGCACCGCCAGCTTGTGCCTTGTCCAAAGCATATTTAGCTTTAGCAAAGTCAGCAAGAGCCAACACAGTGTTAGTAGAACCAGAAGCTACAAAGCGATGATCTGCACCATTGATGGCGTTAGCATTACCTGAAGTTTGTTGGTTAGCCAAAGAGAAAACAGACGATTCCAAGTTTTCATCCAAAGCACGNCGCATTTTGGTAGGGAACATACCAATGAGTTGTTGAGCGTAGTAGCTGTCTTGCTTTGCCTTATCAGTGATATAGGTAGCGGATTCAACGTAACGATCAATTGTAAAAGTGAACTCACCAGTATCCATTGCATCATACACAACNGGTGTGTTTTCAGCAGTTTCACGCATTGGCAATTCACCGATTGAGGGAATGGTAAATTGATTACCATCAGGGAAACCATTGAGCATACGAACATATTTCGTACCCATCAATTGTTCTTGNAAAATATCTTTTAATTCAGCAGACCACAGTTCTGTACGAACNAGATGCTCATTAACCTTTGCATAATCTACACCAGCCATTTAATTCTCCTTTAAGTCCCAAAATATAGGGATGGGTTTTTAGTAACAGTTTGTTGTAACTTATACTGGAATTCTTGTGACCAATATGTCGAAGGGCTTTCTTTACGGACTTTAGCAGCCCATTCTTTTGACCCTTCAATATTACTTCGATCACCACCAGTAGAAGGTACTGAAGTTGTATTCATAGAACCTGTATCCATTGCATTAGCATAGTTTGGGGAAACTCCACTAAACATAGATGCAAACTCTTGTGGGTCGTTGGCGGCTAGTTCCATAAGAATACGTGTTTTATCTGGGTTATTTGCACGTTGTTTAAATACTTCTTCTGCTTTACTTCCAAACTTATCTTTCATAAGTTTATCTGCTAACATCAGATTAGTTTCTTTTGTCTTAGCTACTTCTCGTCCCGTCAACGTCTTCTCTACAAGCTGTTGCACATCTTCAGGGGTATAACCCTGAACAGGAGGATTGTCGTTCTCTGATGCATTGCTTTGTTTTGACATACGTTCCAACACCTCATCAATAGTCTTGGCTGCAACTGTCTGCTCTCGCAATTTACGATTTTCTTCTTTCAAAGTATCAATAAACTGATCGGCATTAGCNTAGGCTTTGGCTAAATCTTCTGGTGTCTTATACTTTTGATTTTCACCGACCAGTGCGGTAAAAAGTTGCCCATCAGTTGTCACTGCTGGCATTGTGGTGGCTTGGTTGTCTCCGTTACCACCAAAGATTGTTGCATCGGTCATGCGGTTTGCTCCTAAAAGTTAACTGCCTAAGTGTGCAGTTGTTGAAAAATGTTACCCTACTTAGCTGAATCAGGTAGTAAGGATAGTACGTGTTCAATCATTTTAGACTGCCCTAAGTTAAAACTTAACTTAGCATAGTGGTTAGGACAGTCAAAGTCATCTTTCTTAATGTTATGTAGTTCTGTATTCATATCATTTAATGTCTTATATAATACTTCAAATACATAACTACTGTTATTCCATGTCTTAGTAAATTCTTCTATACTACTATCTTTAGGTCTATTGTTAAGTAATGTCTTATTCATATTACATCATTTCTGGAGGAATGTCAACCCCCTCTGGGTTGATGGTTGCTTCTGTCTGTACATCTTCTGAGATTTGATTGANNAGTCGTTGTGTTTCAGCTTGCTCAAACACCATTGCATTGTCNTTNACAATCTTGTAGTTCTGCCAGCCTAAGTTCTCCTCTAAAGCCTTAGCAATAGCCTTTCCTGACATGTGTGCAGCTACTCCGGGAATAGCTTGTACAGCAGAAATAGTTTGTGCCAACTCTTGTACAAATCTAGCTTGATCTGCAAAGTGTCGTGCACCTACTGGATAAATCTTGCCTTCTGCCATTAAGTCATCTTTAGTAACTTCAACATATGACTCAGTATTAAAGTCTTCATCAATAGAACGAATACGTTCCACACCCTCAAAGTTACGTACAGATTCTGCTAACATACCATTCAAAAGAGGTTCTAGAATATTACGTTCAAACCAACTAACTTTACTTTGGAAGATACGACCAGCAGCATTCTCTAAACTCTGTACTTCATATTTAGTTTTCTCACCGGGAGTACGGATACCCATTGCTTGCTTAGGTGCTCCAGCAAGTTCCTCCATGCGGTTCATAAGTTCATTAATTTGCAAGTCTGCTTGAAGTGCTGTAGCGTCAGGACGGATAAAATCTACTTTACCCTCATCACCAACAAATACAGTTGCTCCGGGTTCGTATTGGAATTCTTCTACAGTATTACCATATACTACCATAACAGGGTATGCAATTAAATCAAATACGTCTGCCTTCAAATTCTCTAAATGGTCAATACGATATTGCATTCCAACTAGTTGATCTAGAGGCCCTTGTGCCCACAGATTATCTGTACGCAATCTCCAGCCACAATGATGCATTGGTTTGTTACCTGTCCACAAAGGATTAGGTTGTTTACGCAATACCCATTTACGATCAATAATAGTTACCAACTGATTACGGAGTAACTGTTTAGTATCTGGGTCATATATATCTCCCCAGAATTCTAGCAGTTCAACCATATCACTTTCTAGATATTCATCAGCACTACCAAACCCGTCAATAGCCATATTAATTTCCTTCTTAAACTCAGGGTCATCCCTATAGTTTTGACGGAAAGACATAGCCTTATCAACCACTGCTTTATTATAATTTAAATTAGGTTTAGTTTCAATATCAGATAATAGATCACCAATAGATTTTAACATCCTACGTACTACTGGAGTTTTAGTAAATGTCTCTGCTAAAGGATTAAAAACAATATCATTTGGGTTAATACGATAGGCTTTAGGGCCAATATATCGTTTAACTACATTACCTGTCTCATCACTAATTACATCTCGTACATAATCATAGGTAACAATTACATTACCAAAGTCAATATAGTCATATATTAATTGAGATACTAAAAGTTGGAAATCAGAGGCTTTAAGTTTCTGTTTTAAATAGTTTACAATTGCTTGTCGTTTAGCAGCTAAATCCTTGTTTTGGTCTGTAGATTCAAAGAAAAACCAGTTCTCAGAAGGAAACAATGCAGCCATATAATTAGCATGTAAATTGTCTCTAATCTGAGTAAGTTTAGGAGTTACTGTAGAGTTTTTCCACGGTAGTTTACTATTAGATGTAGTGCGTGTATCAGTGGCAAAAAGATAATTACGTAACTCTTGTTGGTTAGATTTCCACACACTACGACCACTATCCCAACGCATCCACATATCAGTAATTTTATTAGCTAGTGAGTCGTCTTTATAACTAACTTGAATATTATCATTCATTATTTATTTCCTTATTAGTAACTTACGCCACCATATTTTGAGTTAAAAGCAATTACATTTGTGCGTTTTCCCCATGTTCTATTAGAAACAGGGGATTTACAAATCTCTACACAGGACGCTAACGCATCTTTAATGTCGTCATGTTCTGGATTATTCATCATTAGTTCTTCTTCTAGTGTTTGGCAGTTACCACCCTTGTAATGTAATATCTGATTATTAGTATAACGAGGTTCTAATATAGCTGCAATACGTTCTAGTTTACTCATATTACGTGGTGGATTATATTCGTCAATTGTAAAGACAATGTTTTGACTACGCATATAATCTTTAAACTGTCCTACAATAAGTCTTTGTGCTGCAACTACTTCACAGCGCATCTTTTTAAACTTCCACTTACGAAATACTAACTCTGCTTTATCGTACATAACACTAATCTTATTAGTTTTAAATCTATCAATATCTAGTACATAATAATTATTATCTTCGTCAATACCAACTACTATAATAACAGTATAATCAGATGTAGCACTTATAGAATAAGCAAAGTCCATACTGGCGTAAATGTGTAATAGTTTATCTCCAAAATACCATGCTCCGCTAAAGTTCTCGATTTTACTACGATCATAGTAATTAAACCTGCTACGGTCAATAAGTTGAGTTTCGACAGCATTGGGATTATTATAATATTGAGCGTAAAACTGAGTAATATCTAAATACTTAGCTTTTTTACGTGCAAGTTCTCGTGCATCAAAACCAAATGTTTTACCATCAGTTCTACGTTGTTTAGGCCAAAGAAACTCACCATTAGTTTCTACTGTACGCTCATATACCTCATATACTTCGTTTTCAATTTCTTCGTCAGTAACTTCATCATAATATGTTTCCGTCATTTCCATCATATCTTTGTACAAGTCACCGGGATGGTATCTAGTACCAACAGCCCACTCTCGTGCGCCAGTAGATTCAATAGAAGATAGTTGTGAGTAGAACGATCTAACTTGATCTCTACCTAGTTGTGTATAAGCATTATCAGGAACAACTACGTCATCTAGTACGGCAATAGTACAATGCAGTCCAGTAACGTTAGCGGTAATACCTGCTGCTTTAATTGTAGCATCACGTACTCCTTCTGCCTTACGACTAGGGTGATCTACTGAAATCTCATCAGCAGCCCAACGTTCTCGTTTACCTTCCATTTCATTGACCATCTCAGGCCAATAAAATCTATAAATGTCTGATAGAAAAATATCCTTAACTGCTTTAAGTTGCTTCTCTGCTAAGTTAGCTGTAGCAGATACATATAGCACTGTGGTTTCAGGGTGCTTAGTAACCCACCAAGCAACCCTATATGCGATCATAGCACTCTTTTGATGGTCACGTGGCAGCAACACTAATTGATTGTCCTTAGCATCTTCTCTACTCCACCAACTACATAGTTCCTCATGCACTGTGCCTAGTACACGATGCGGAGCTACAAGTTTAATAAACGTCAACAAGTCAGCTTCTGCTGCTTGTTTAACAAGTTCTTTTTCAGTTACCATTTAACTTTGTTTCCGATTGCTTTACACATCTCAATAAAGTAATCTTGCGAGTATTGTTGTTTAGCCATATTTACATCTTTGTGTAACAGTTGTACATTACCTTTAATGTACCCTTCACTAGAATCAATACGATCAATTGACACAGTAGCTGTTAATCCTTTTTCAGACCATGTTATAGGCCAGTTAGTTAATGCACATAAACCATTTTGTTGTTCAAATAAATCAATAATATCTTGTGGTTCTAAATCCCAAAACAATCCTCTACTAATTCCACCTTTACGTTTTACTTCAAACCAAGTATAGGGCATAAGTCCTAAACGACCTTTAAAATTATTAGTTGAATTAGAACAAGATTTACATTTCCAGTCACCTTTTAACGCAGCTTTAAGATGATCTAATCTACCATACGTTTGTTCAGCATTACATAAACTACAATTTTTAGTGTATTTTTTTATCATACTACCACTTCACACGATTAGACCAATAAGCAGCACTCATTTTACCTTTAGCAATGTTCTTAGCATGACGTGCTTTAAAGGATGCTTGGCGTGCTGTAGGTTCTTTATCCCCAGTTACGCCTTGCTGTCCAAATCTAATAGTTTTAACAGTGTCGCCTTCTTTAGCAACAACTACATGGCTTTTAGTAGCATGACTAGGAGTACGTTTAGGCTTATTAAAACCAGATACACCAGCACGTTCTAAACGACTATCTTTAGGCATTATTTAGCTTTCTTTTTGTGAACTAAGTTTTTACTAGCTGCCGTGTGCTTTGCACCTGTCATTAGTTTGCCATTGGCATCCTTATGTGTTGGGCCTTTGTATTCTTTACCATCAGGTAAATAGTGTGGTTTGTTTTTCATTTCTTTTTCTTAGCTGTTTTAGCAGAATTAATAAAGTCTTGTTTAGAAGGAGCAGCTTTGCTACCTACCTTACGCATTTTCTCACCACTACCTTCTTTAATGCGTTTGCGTTTTTTGTGAATGTTTTCGTATAGTCCAGCCATTATTTCATCTTTCCTGATTTAGTACGTGCAAAGCTACGATTGGCACTCTTACTAGTAACACGTAAATTACTACGTGCTGTACCACCACCTTTACTTAATGGATTTTTATGGTCAACATCTTTACCATCACCCTTAGACACTTTACCTTCATCCATCATATCTCTACGTGCTTTATTACGTTTAGCTCTATCTTTAACTACAGATGGTTTGCCATCATAAGCCTGTTGTTTTTTGTAGTCTCTTTTTCCTGCGGTCATGTACGGCATTATTTCTTTCCTCCCATTACAATACCAAGTCTAGCCATATCCCCTGCAATACGTCCTGTGGGCTGTGCAACGACCTCTTTAGCCTCTTTAGGGCGACCGGGTAAGCGTTTGCCTTCATCTTCTTTGTAACCCTTCTCAGCAAGCCANTTAGCTGCTGCTGTACCACCGGGCTGTTTNGCATGTTGCTTCATCTGCATAATTGCTTCAGATCGAAGTTTAACTGCCAATTCTGCTTGCCACTTATCTACATGGGGTTTAATCAAAACATGGTTACGTACTTCCAACCAATGCTCCCAATCACCTAACAACTCCATAGCAACAGCATATTCAGACGGGTCACGGCAGTCTAGAAATAGTTCTTTAACCTCTTGCAGTGTGAATACAGGTTTAAACTTTACGTCACAACGTGCAAACTCTTTAAATAATCCTAAGATTACTCGTTTACTACTACCGTCTAAAAATTTAGTTCTATCAGTCATTANTGTTGGTCACAGTCATTTTACGTACCATACCTCTAGGAATTTGTGTACGACAACCAACAGTGCCTCCCTCAATGTATGCAGAGGTTAGCACAATGCCTTCAGGCCCATCGTACAACAAGTAACCAATTTGGTTTACTAGTACTGGTGTATATTTAAAATCCTCATCCTCGTGTATAGCCCACGGAGCTTCGTCAATGTCGGCTGCATCTTCCCACTCAACGTATGCCATTTTCATTTTTTAGCCTTGTTCTTAGCTGTGCGAC